TTAACTTTAAGTACAGATTATAAGGCATCTTTACAATTATACGAGCCAATACAAGACACCGATGTTACTTTCCACTTACTTTCAGACACGGGTACAAATTATACGGATTTTACCTCGTCAAGTCTTAATTATAACTTTATAGCTACGGGTTCAAAGGTAGGGTTTAGAATTGTTTATATTGGAAATACCATTAACGCGAATACTTCTAATTTTATTTTATCTAATAATTTTAAAGTACAAGAACTAAACCCTAATGCATCAAGCCAATGGAATTTAGTGTCGGGTTGGTCTATAGATAATATTAATGGAAAGTTTGTAGCGTCAAACACAAACAATCAAATGTTTCAGAATAATATTACCCTTGAAGTAGCAGATTATGAAGTTAAATATACATTAGAAAGGACTGCAGGGTATTTTAGAGTTAGAATAGGTAATAGTTCTTACAATAATGGTGTTTCCCGTTGGGCAAGTGGAGATTACACAGAAACTATTTCTTGTACCAACGCTTCTAATAACAAACTTTATTTAGATGGTTATAGCTCTCCATTTACAGGTTCAGTAAGTAATATTTCGGTTAGAAAAATTCTATAGTAATGAAAAATAAAGAAACAAGAATATATAGCGGTAATTACGAAATTCGATTAGATGAAGGTTCAAGCGAAACTAAAGTAAGTGGTTACGCAGCCTTATTTGATACAGATAGTAGAGATTTAGGCTTTAGAGAAACAATATCTAAACGGGCATTTGATGGTCGCTTAGAGGATAATGTAATCTTAACTTTCAATCACGATCCAAACTTAATCCTTGATAGAAATATTGGAGGAACTTTGAGATTATCGGTTGATGAAACTGGATTACGATACGATGCTATTTTACCTAATACAACAACAGGTAATGATGTAGCAGAACTTATGAAAAGAGGTTTACTTTATGAATCTTCATTTGCTTTTACGGTAGAGGATGATGAGTGGAGTAAAGATGGAGATACGACTCGAAGACAAATCAATCAGATTGGTCGATTAGTTGATGTTTCTATTGTTGGTGTTGGTGCTTATGCCAATACTGATGTTGCACTACGCTCTAAAGAGGCTTTTGAAACTGAAACAATCAAAGAAGAGGTCGCTGAGATAAAGGTAGAGCAAAAACAAGAGGAATCCTTCGATGACTCAAAGTTAAATTTATTAAGTAACGAATTAAAATTAAAAAAACGAATATGAAAAATTCGATTGAAATTCGTCAAGAGAGAGCTACTGCGATTGAAAACGCAAACACTCTATTAAACTTGGCAAAAAATGAGGCTCGTGACTTCACAGAAGACGAGCAAGTATCATACGATGGTATGATGACTAATATTGACAAAATGGCTAAAGATATTGAAGTTGTTGAGCGTCAAGAAAAATTGAACGCAGAAGCTATTTCGATTCCTGTTTCTCACTCAACACAAAATGTATCGGAGTCTAAAGAACTTCGTGGGTTTTCTTTTGTAGAAGCTTTTAAAGCAGCTAAGTCAGGTCGTGTTGAAGGTTTAGTGAAAGAATTAGACCAAGAGGCTCGTAATGAGAATCCATCTCAAAACTTTAGAGGGGTTGCAATTCCTTATTCTGCTTTAGAATCTCGTGCTAATAACACAGGTATAACTGCAAAAGCATCTCCTTCTGATGTTCGTTCATTTACTGATGATATGTTTGCTGCTTCTGTTTTAGTAGGAGCAGGTGCAAATATGTACACAGGATTAAGTGCTTCTCAAAAAGTGCCAATTATCGCAGGCGTAACGGCTGCATTTCAAGCAGAGGCTGCAGGTGTTAATACTCCCGCAGGTACTATCGGTGGTGGGGAATTAACTCCTCACACGATTATAGCTGCTACTAATGTTTCTAACGCTGCTATATCTCAAAACTCTTCTATTGAAGCTGCCTTCCGAAGAAACTTTGCTACAGCGATTATGTCGCAATTTGAAGCAAATTTATTACATACATCCGACCAAACAGGTCCTGATTCTATCTTTGCTGTTGGTACAGCGGCAGCTACTACTTGGACTGACGCTAATGCTTTAGCTCGTATTCAAACAATGTTTGACGATATGTTATCTCAAGATAATGATGTAAACAAATCGTCTATCAAATTATTAATGAATGGTAATGCTTATGCTGATTTGGTTACTCAAATTACTGGTACTGCAGGTTCGGGTATTAACGCAGGTAACATCAACTTAGTTGATAAAACTGTACTTAACATTCCTTATTTATTATCTTCTAATGTTGGTGGCGGAGATGCTAAAGCAAGAGCATTAATGCTGGATGTAGAGAAAGTTCATATGGCTATGTTTGGAGGACTAGATATGCTTGTAGATCCTTACTCTCAAGCCTTAAATGGGGGAACTAGATTAATTATGTCGACTCTTCTTGATGGCTTGATTTCTCAAACTGCAGGAAAAGAGGCTGCTGTTAAGATTGCTGCTACTGCATAATAATAATCACAATGATTAATTAGAAAGGCGAAAGGGTTAATCCCCTTTCCCTTTTCTTTATAAAACCAAAAATATTGTATTTAGATAATATATGTTAGCTATGGATGTTGGAAATGTAGGGAATTTAGAGTTAATAACATATCCTTCTACTTTGGTAGTATCTAGAGTTGAGTTAAAAGCCCAATTAAGGATAGATTCTTCTTCAGAGGATACCTTATTAGATTCATATATTATAGCTGCTACACAGATGGCTGAGAACTATTGTAATCGCCACTTTATAAACGCTACATACAAACTTTGGTTTAACGATTTACCTGATAAGTTTAGCTTGTATTATCCTGATGTATCTATTGATATTGGAACAGGTATACCAGGAGATGATGGGTTATTTTACTTAGGACCAAATTGGGCAACACAAGTATATGCTAATATAGGACAAACTCAATGGTATATAAATTTTCAAGCTAATCCTTGCACTTGGAATAAAAATACTAATTGGTTAGGTGGTTTGTCTTTAGTTGATATAGGATTAATTGATGGAGAGAACGACCCAAGATTCTATTTACAATTTAAAACTGGATATGGTGCAGCAGCGAGTGATGTTCCTGATGCGATTAAACAAGCTATTAAACTAATTGCAAGTGATATGTATTATTTCAGAGAGGATCGTAAGAGAGCGTTCCCAATGGCTTCTGAGATATTACTACAACCTTATAAATGTTACTTATAATATATGGCTTTTATATCTCAAATAAAGGCAGGTGATTTTAATATAAGGTTAAAGTTAAAATCTAGTAGTGTTGTTACTAATTCTTTTGGTGAACAAGTAAGAGATTCTTATTCAACAGAACAAACTTTTTGGGGTATAAAAAGAGTCACATCTTTAAGGAGTGTTAATGAAAAGTTTGAAGGTGACCAATTACAATCTTATGGATTATTTTTTATACAAGTAAGATATAATTCAGATTTTGTAGAAAATTTAGACCCAACTTGGAGATTAGAGGATGATGCAACAGGTGAAAAATATGAAATTTTAAGCTATATAATAGACCCTAGAAAAGAGTGGGTAGAGTTTTATACTAAGATTGATATTAACAATTCAATAGCTTAATATTGTGGCAACAGGAAAACGACCAGGAGGTACAAATACATTTGGCATTCGTGTAATAGGAATCCAAGATGTACAAAAAAAATTTAAAAAACTAGGCTTAACTGCTAAAAGGTCTAGAACTGAAATAAATAAAGCTTTAAGACCCGCAGGAACTAAATTAGCTAGAGGGATGCAACAAGCCTATAAGGATGAGTTTAATAGGTCTAAAAGAAAGAGAAAATCAGGTAGAGTTCCTACATACAAAACAATAGGTGTAGTAACGGCAAGAAAATCAAGAGAGCCTGGATTATTCGTTGGACCTATTAAGAGAAGAGCAACACCTATTAGGGTTCACGGAAAAAATAGCTACAATTTAGCTGAGATGCAAATTGTTGGTAATAAGTTTCAAGACCCAAGAAAAGATATATTTGTAGCCACAGCTATAAAAATGGAAGGTGTTGTTTTATTACAAGCAGAAAAAGATTTAGATAGGTTGGTAGAAAAAATGATAAAACAAGCAGGGTTATAATGTTTGCAGTAATAGGACAAGAAATAGCATCTAGATTAAATTCATTTCACGACTTTACAAGTGTTAATGGAAGTAATAAAGTGTTTCCAGTAATTATGAATCAAACAGCTTCATATCCTGCAACAACATACAGAATAGAAGATGTAGATAATTTTATAGCTAAAGGGAGTTCATTAGATTCTTGTAATGTATCTATAAGGATTTCCTGTCTATCACCAATTTATTCTACAACATACGAACAATCTAAAGCTGTTGTAAATGCTTTAGATTTATATAAAGTATTATATACTGAGGGAACTCAATCATATACTGCAAAATTTAATTTCAGCTCGTTAACTGACGAATATCACGAAACTGCTGAAGTTTACTACAAGGACATAATGTTCAATTGTTTAATTATTAAAAACTAAAATAAACTAAAAATGGCAATA